GGTCGTATTTGCGATTTACGTGGAAAACTCATGGATTGGGGCGAAAAAGTAAAGTTCAACGTAGAAACTTCGCTTCCTTTTTTACAGTGAGCGATAACACACATATATGCGCAACTATAAAAATGCACGTTTGTGCAAAATTCTAATAATATGCCACTTACAGACAAACAAATAGAAGCAATTAACAAACTAGATGCACAAACGGCATTGGATACAATGCACGAGTGTGCAGAAAGATTGGGGTTGGTTACGGTGGAAGAGTATTGCAGAATAATGGGTGGTAAAAAGAGAACGCGATACAAGGCTGCAAAAGAAGGTAAAATAATGAAATATGAACTTTGTGATCATATATTTTTAGCAATTAATGATAAATAATACACACATGAAAAATAAAATTAAAACATACGTGATATTCGTTAGCCGAGCATATCCGGCATATCATCCACGAAAAGGACAACCGACCAATTTTGTTGAAAAAATAAATAGTTCAATTTTGTTGAATGGATTAAAAAAGAAGCTTAATGCAACTTTTATAACTGAACCTTCCGATTTGAAAATACATACTTTCCGTGGAAATTTTCAGCTTTGGGAAAAACGAGTCAATGAAGTATTAGCTGGCAATGCCGTAATTGTAATTAAATATCACACACTTGGCCGATACGTTAAAGGAAATAAGCAAATAGAATTTGTAAAACTGGACAAGGATTCAGGAGTTGGCATTCAGGAGGCTATTTATGAGTCGAATTTTGAGGAGCCATACAACGGTATGGCCATAAAGTGTGAGGACGGTATTTTTAGGGATTTTCCATTTTATAAACTAGCTGCAAACGATGGGTTAAGCAACAAAGACTTTGCCGATTGGTTTAAAAAAGGAAAATACAATCTGAAAGAACCAATGGCCTGTATTCACTTTACAAGTTTCCGTTATGGCCGATCACTATCAACCCCGAAGTAAAGGAACCTGGGGACGAGAGGAGGCCAAGACAGCAGAGGAACTTAACCGGTTATGCAATGAGTTTTTTAATGCGCTAGTAGTTCCGGCAGAGTGGAAGTTTTTGGGATGGCATAATGTGGTGGATGAAACACTTGCAATTATATCTGTTGGTAAAATTTTTCGTGATATGCGTACCAGTGGCATGAATATGATGGAATACAGGATTTACTTTCATACCTTTTCCACTAAGGGTGGACTGGTAAGTAAAACGATAGTAGATTTCGGAAAAGATAAGAAGCTCTGCGAGGTAAGTAATAAAACGATAGAGAAACTAAATGAATGGATCAATGAAAAATACACACAGCTCCCAAAATCACCAGAAGGGGGAATTGAAAACCAAATATATGACAAAGACGACGGCTTACAGCATTTTAGAGATAGATTTGGAAATTGAAAGGTTATTGAGTAGAGTTGACAAAATCGGAATTCTTCCGCATCAAATTGAGAAATTAAAACAACAAAAAATTGAAATTTATGATAATAGCAATAGACTTTGACGGTACGATAGTAGAGGATCGATTTCCTGAAATTGGGAAAATGATACCGGGTGCGCGTGAGGCGATTAACCAACTCTACGCTGATGGTTATACAATCATTATATGGAGCTGCCGAAGCGGAATAAAGAAAGCCCGGGCGATAGAGTGGTTGGTAATGAATGGTATAAAATTTCACAGATTCAATCAAAGTTGCCCTACTAATGTGGCGAAATATGGCGGAAAAGATACACGTAAAATATTTGCAAGCCTATATATTGATGATCGATCGCTAATTGAATTACCCGAGTGGGACGAGATATACCGAATTGTTAGGGATAAAGTGCCGACATACGGGGATAAAGTGGCAAGAGATGGATACCTTTAATTTATGGTTTGTAGTTAATAGCCTTTGTAAATCTGTTTAAATATCAATTAAATGAGCCGAAAACAAAAAAAACACCTGAGTACCCGTATGAAAGCCGAAAAGGTAAAAGAGCTGGTTCGACTTAATTACGAACCGGGACGACAGGACAGATGCCTAATGTGGGTGTATCGGCACGTGGTAAAACCGGCTACCGGCATAAGTGAACGAACGTACTGGCGATGCTTAGACGAAATGGAAGCGGAAAAACAAACGGAAGACCCGAATCAACTTAAACTTTTTGATTAGCCCCCTAACCCCCTGAAGGGGGAATAAAAAAAATTACACTTTTATTGCATATTCAAAAACTTTATTTAATTTTGCCCCCGACTGTTACTTACATTTTGGGGAAAGGCATAAAAAGCCGTTGGAGGGTCCAATTCCGTAAGGGTTGGCGACTTAACAAGCCCCGCTTGTAAGTGACAGTCACCTCCAACGGTATTTTTTATGTCTAATAATTAAATTCTTGAACATGACTGTCACAAAGAATGAAACGCAAGTTTTAAACTTGCCGAAGGTATTTACCTTCAATCCAACTAACCAACCCGTCCGGGTTGAAGTAATCAACAATCAAAATTGGTTTGTCGCTAAAGACATTTGCGATGTGCTTGACATCAAATGGCAAGGTGACAAAACTCTTGAAAATATACCGCCTGAATGGAAGGGGTCGGGGAAACTCCCCACCCCCGGTGGAATACAGGAGTTTATATTGATTAATGAAGCTGGTATGTATAAATTTGTATTTAGAAGTAATAAACCTACAGCTGATAAATTTACAAATTGGGTTGCCAGTGACGTTTTACCCTCAATTCGCCGAACAGGCAAGTATGAACAGACCCCAGAGCCAAAGGCTTTACCTGCTAAACGAAATCATAACCGGATAACAAAAGAACGCATGGTGAGTATACTTGCCGATGTATGCCGGATAGATAACAGTGAGCTGCGTATGAGTTTAACCACTAAATTAATGGGAGGGCACACGGTATGAAAACGATCTATGTAAATACCAATTATGAGCTTACCGTTACCAAACTCGGTTATGAGTTTAAAGGTATGGAAACCTTTCGTACCCGCACTACCTGCGGATGTATGCACAAAGATAACAGGCGAAATGCCGTGATTGCCGTACAAGGCGATACGGTAATGTATAAAGTAATTCGCTGCCGTGGCTGCGTAAGAAAGGAGGCTGAGCATGGTACGATTTGAAGAAAAAAAGCTCGTAATAGAGATAGAAACGTATAATCCGGTTGAGTATTGGTCTGACCTTCAGAACTCCTTATTATTCTCTATGCGTTGGACTACCGACGAGAATATAAATAATAACACGTTCTACAGATTGCCTGATTTTTTGATAGAATTACAACCCGATTTTGACGTTATAATGAAAATGATCAAATAATTTTTTAAGCGGTTTACTTGTTTTATTCAGGTAAACCCTTTATATTTGTGAACACTTTAAAAATATATATTATGAGTTTCACGGGATCAATACAAAAAGCAGAAAAAGAAATCATTGTTGATTTCCCTATTGAAAAGGTTAAGGAGTCTATTATGCAGGTTTTTGAAAAACTTCCAAAAAGATATATGCTCAGAAAAAATGACATAAATGAAGTTTTCAATACATATCAATTCCCAGCTCTTAATTCGCTTTATCCTGGAATTATTGATTTGACATTACATAAAGTAGATGAAGAAAAAACAAAAATATGTATATTCGTTACAGCATTGCACGGTTCTGTATCTTCAAATACAACGCTAAATAGCGTATTGAATGATTATTTGATAGTTTTAGGAAAAATACTAAGTGGAGCAAGTGATGAGGTAATAAAAGAACCTATAAAACAAACAGGATGCATGGTATTTCTTTTGATTGGACTTGCATCAGCTACACTAATGTCATTTGCTTTAATTTGATAATTTTATAACTATAAATATATAAAAAGCCCCTGAGCAAATATGTTCAGGGGTTTTTTGGTTATAAACTCGTCCATGAACTTCCTCCATTTGAAGATTTTCGTATTCCATTTGTCGAGGTCACTTGAAATATATAACTTCCAAATCGAACCTCGAATCCATAATCAAGTCTTAAATATAGATATTTATCAGTTCCCCAGTATGAATAAAATCCGTTATTAGCTATTTTAGTAAGCGATGTTTGTGGTGTAGCTGTAATGTAACTTCCTGAATTTTCTCCCAATATATCAACAGAAACTTCGGATATATGGCTGTTTTTATCCGCTTCGACTGTAGCTGATATGTCAATTCGATACGTATCTGCAGATAGATTAATGCTAACATTTTCACTTATACTTGAGTTAAATATTCGTGAATAAGCAATTGCATTTAGCGAATTTTTTACCGTAATTATTCCTCCAATGCTCGAACCTTCTTCAAGTTGAGCATCTACATGAAAATTTAGTTTTGATTGCTTATTAAGAATAATATTAATAACTGAAGCACTTGCAGTACTTTTTATATTGCTACTATGTGAAACATCCTGAGAGTTATTGCTACCGAGTGATATATTAAGTATACTTCCTCCGATTGATGTCAAGTCTTCCAGACTATTATTTGATAAAGAGATATTTGACGCAGCTATTAAGTTATTACTAATGTCAAAAAATCCGAACTTACCCATAGCCGCTGTGATTTTACCTACAATTTCAACGATTGTACCATCATTATTCCATGTTATTCCACCACCTGCCAATTGTCCGCTTCCATCTTTTCTTAGTATAATTTTAGCAATTGAATCAATGGCATTTTGATACGTTCCTCCTGTCCAAAATCCTACGTTATCATTCGATAGTCCCGACATACCACCTGTTATAGCTCCTGATAAGGCTTTCAATAGAAGTACGTTTGTTCCTACTAACCCTCCGGATATTTCAGTACTCCCCGCAAGAGCATCTTTCAGATATTCTATCGATGCAGCTATCGATGCAGCTGTTGCTGCAGCACTACTTATAACGTTTGAAATTTCTTTTAATAATACTGATTTACAAGAATAATAGTTGTTAAATTTAGTTCTAAAGGTCGCTCCATCAATATCACTTGTTGTTGTCATTGAATCTAATAGAGGAGTAATATATATACTCAGTGCTGAATAACTGTTAGTATAATTAGCTAATTCTTCATATCCATCATCTATACCATTGTAATCCGCTTGATCTAATATATCAGAGCGTTCATATTGAATGGATTGCCACTCCTTTAATGCTGATTGTTTTTCGTTTGGAGTGAGCTTATTATCGGATGAAATGTCAGCCAAAAGCATGTTAGAAGCATCAATTTGAGCCTGAACATCTTCGGGGGCAGGAGTGTAGTCGGTAGATTTAGTGCCTTCTTCTAACTGCAATCCGTAAATATATGCCGAACCGTTTGATTGAGTAATAGGTGCTGGATTACCACCTATATGGATATATACAGATGAAGATGTTGTTGTAAAAGATGAACTTATTCTCTGCCAATCTGAACCTGTTATTTGCTTTTGCCCACCCCACGTATTCCATGAATTACCATCTCCAAACGTCAAAACAAAGTTTGTTGCTGTTCCTAATTTTACCCAAAGACTTATCGTATATTTTTTGCCTATTATCAACCCATCTTTTACCCAATAAGCATCATAAGAACCCGAATGCAAGTTAACAAGTGTCGCATTATTTATTCCATAAGGATTAACGTTATCAGTAGAACCTAAAGACATCAGATTCAGAACGAAATGTGTAAAATTATTTGAGTCTTTAATTAAGTTCCTGCCACCTATCTGCAAATTATTCACGGCCGTGTCGTCGGTGTATTTTACCCCTTTTCCCCAATCGGACGAGTTGAAAGATCCAGACGAGCAAGCCGTATTGCAGCTGAATAAATCGCCGTTATTCAACCATAAATCACCAACTAAATAAGGCGTTGTAGGTTGATTTACAAAGGTAGTTCGCTTTCCATTGGCAATAGTAGTTGCTGTCGCCGCATTGGCTAATGCCAGCGTAACGTCTGTGTCTTTAATTAGTGACCAGGAATAAATACCTCCAACTTTTTGGTATCGATAAGCATACCCTTTACTTATCCAATAAAATAAATCGCCGAGATGTGTATCGCGTACCGCATCAGGAGACCAATTTACAGCGGGAATATTGGTTAAATTTGGCTCATAGTCGTAAAACCAGGACGTGATTTCGCCATCAATTTGACTTTGTAAGTTAGATTGTACATCAGACAATGCAGCGCCCACTTCTTTATACGTACTTCCCGATTTGAATTTGATATTTCCACCTATTTCTCCGGTATCTAAGTTAAAGTAGGTAGAGCCGTCGGCACTTTGCATTGTTCCGGTTACAAGTTGCTTTCCGGTAATCTGTGTGAACCCATAAGTAGTTTGCAGTGTGCGAACGCCATTATTTACCGAACTTAAAATACCTATTAGAAAATAATACCAACCGGAAATAGAGTCGTAAACAATTGGCGTAGGTGATAAATAATAAACGCCTGTTTCGGATGTCCGACTACACTGCGCATAAAAATAGTAAGGCGTACTATCTCCAGTAAATATTGGTGCGTAAGCCGGAAGTATCCATGTTCCCGGAGTAGTTTCGGAAGGTATGGTTTTATGAATTAAAGACCCAGCTGTAGCGTAGAATCTATTTTTATCGTTTTGGTAATTTGGCGTAAATAGACATCCGGAAAGAGAAAACTGCCCCTGTACGTTACCGATAAACAACATATCTGCGCGCAGCGTGTTAATCATTCCGCTAAGTTCCTGCACATCGCGCCAGTTGCGTGAGAACTGTTGGCTTACGCTTGTTTCCACGGCTGTTATACCCTCCGTATTGGCGGCTATATCGGCTGCAAACCGATTGAGTGTACTTTGGCTAACTGTATCCGATAAATCTATTTTGATATTCCACGGGTCAACAACTCCTTTTTGAACTTTAATGACACGAAGTTGCGTATTGATGCCAATATCCGAATCTCGAACGGTTACCCAATCGCCGGGCTTTATATCTGAAGCGTTTATTTTAGCATATACATAGGCAAAAGTAACTGTATAGGATACTTTCGGCTGTGAGTTATTACTCAGGTAATCTACCGCTGTATCCATTAGCTCATTTTCTGCATCTGAAATGTATGAATCAGGCATTATTACATCGAGTAGTTGGTATTTATCACCTACAGCTGGAAATAGAATTCCGTTAGGAATGGCAAAACCTTTATCGTCCTTATTTTGATTGACAATAAATGTTTTAGTGCTATCTGTAAATGAAGCAATTTCAAGATCGTACCCGGCGCATTGTCCAGTCAGAAAGTGGACTTTTGCCGGAGTTCCAGGCATAATATAACTGTTTATATTAAAGTCTAAATTTGAGTCTGTAAATTTACAACCGTCATCGTAAACAGATGTAACTGTTCCGGCAGATGTCGCACCAAGTCTGGGATAAATATCATCGAATGTTTTTTGACCCTCGATAACTCCATAAAGTGATACGTTTGACTCCAGAAATTGCGTAGTTCCAGGTAATAAAAGACGTTTAGATCCACCGCGATAATTAGCCGCAATGTTGCGGGTTGATCCGAATGGATACAGTCGGGTAATAACACTTGAACTATCAACCGTATTACGCTCTATATCATAGAGTGTCGAACCGTATTCGAGAGTAAGATTGGATATGTACGACGTTTCAATGAGGTTAACGTGACCGGAACTCACACTATATTCGGTTTTAAAAGTTGTAGCCAATTTTTGTAGAACGGCGAAACAGCTTTCATTCGAGAAAGTAAGTGTTTGAACATCGGCCGATATCACTGTACCCTTAATCCATGTAGTTGAGCCGGAAACCCGATTCAGGTTCGCGACCAACAACGTAATGAATGTATCCGGATTTCCGGTAAGTGAAAACTCTCCCTGTGGAGGCGTTGCCGTATTATCAAAAAGCATATAATTAGCTTTCAAAAGCTCATATAAAGGAGATTGGAATATGGCATTATATTGAAAATGCTTTGAACTTAATTTTTTTACGACCGGAAGTTGATTGAGTGTATGTTTAATTCCGTTGTAAGTAATATAATCGCCGACCTGGAGCGCAGTAAAAGTGGATTGCTCCCATACTATTGTGACTGTTTCCTCACCCATAATGGCACGCATATAAGTGGATGCTTGTTGAGGTTGAACGGTTAGAATGGTGGAAGCGCCACGTTTTATTAAAATATCCATGTGAATTTGATTAAATATTGTTTAAATATCAAATAATTAGCGTTTAAATAACATTTTATTGAAAAAGGTTGTATCTTTGCGTATCGATTCTACGGATTCGATCAGCCACAGGGCTCATTAACTTCGGTTAATGGGCTTCTGTTTTTTTATAGAATAAAGTTAACTTACTATTTTTAAGTATCCAAACTTCTTCAATGTTCTGTCCCTGCTTGACTCTTGCAAGTATATTGTTCAGTAAATAACGATCGCTCACTCCACAATCATCTATAATAATTCTGTCGGACTGTTTCAACCCTCTGCTAAGCATGTTTTCAACTGCGTTCTTAGGATTATCCGTTATAAATCCTTCATGCTCGTAAAATAAACCGTTTACTTTTAAGTCTGGGCATTTATTCTCGTACTCAGTTCCAATTAAATCGCCAAAAATTTCTTTGTACAGTGGACTTTTGATATTTACTCTTGGTAATATTTCCGCTTCCTTTTTCATTTTGGCAAACTCGTCGGCGCATTGATAAACACGCTGATAATCGTTCGTTGTCACATCAACCAGTGATGATGATATTATCTTACCTCCAGGGTTTCCGTTTTTATAACTAACTACTGTTTTTGGGATATACTTTTCCCAATCTTTAGCAATAAGTATAATCTCCTTCTTTATTTTATCCTCGCAGTTCTTGACATACGGATGTTCGGCCATGTTCACTATTTCGGAAGTTTTAGCCGGATTGTTGGCAAAAAGTGGATTAATTGTCAATGTATCGTCTTCGGGAGGTTCTACAATATCGGCATCAGTATTACGCACTGAACACTCGCAACCCCATGCCGATGGTGGCATGTGCGTATCCCACCAGGGATCATTAATAGGAAGAATTGTGCCAACCCAGTTTTCATGTTCCTCGCGCGGTATGGATGCCGTGGTTTCAAGGTATTCCATGTTTGGATACAGGTCGGCAGTTTCCATAAAGCTCTTTACCTTGGCCGCCATACGCGCCGACCGAACGGCCTGATTATATTCAGTTTTTAACCATGTTTGGTTATAATCCCTACTAACTCCATCTGCCAACTTTCGGAACTCATCAAACGAGCGAAGGTCACCATTTTCGTTGGTAAGCAATGCTACTATGTCGTTGGTCTGTTGGTGGTTTTTGAAAGCTGAAAATACGGAGGCATTTGTTTTAAACTCGTCGATAAACGGCTGATATTTTTTACCGAATTCTGTACCCATTTTACCGAATTCAGAGTCAATGGCCTGTTGATACGATGTATTTGATATATCATACAGCGGTTTAGAAACAAGAGGCATATCTTTTGGATCAATGCCGTATTGTTTGTAAATATCGTTTAATGCCTGTTTGAAAAGTGCGTCAATGTTTATGCCCGCCGTAAAGTTCGTCGACTTGTCGTCTAATATCAGACTTGCCCGGCTCCTCGTTGTCCGGGCGACTGCGAAAAAACTTACCAACGATTTTAGAAATCCTCGCTGATTATCGGATAGTTTAACCTCCGGTTTTTTCCCTCCTTTTTTTAGTAAAACATCGGGGGACTTTTTGATAGGCTCTGGTGGAACAGGCTTATTCGGGTCAACCGGTTTATTCGGGTCTGCAATAATTGGAACTGGTGGTGTTGGTTTCTTTGCTGTTGGTTCTCCATCTTTTGGAATAGGAATACTATATTTTTCGTGCAAATAAGCCGACGGAATATCCATAATACCGGATAGTGATACCATTTCATCAACTGTCAGTTCTGCCACATCGTCAGGGAAAACGAATTTTCCACCCTTTACCGGGAAACCGCGTTTTTCGAGAACAGGTAATAAATAATAATTCAACGCACGCTGCACAAAACGCATATCGCTACGGTGTTTTCCTTCCTCAACATCTTTGTGAACTTCGCCCAGACTCCGAGCTCCTTTATCGCCCTGAACGGTGGTGAGCGTTTGACCCAAAATAGTAATAAGTATTTCCTCATTACAGGCTTTTCGGAATTCGTCGTATGCTTTTCCTGAGTTATTACTTCCATTGCTTTGTGTGGTTTCAATGTCCGCTTCTTTGGGCACGACAATCCACGGTGCAGAACCTGCATTTTCGAGTGCCTGCTCTAATAATTTTTTGCTTTCGGGGTCGTAACTTGAGTATTTACCAACACGCTGTGGCATACCGAAAATTTCGAGCCATTGGGCATAGTCACCAAATCCGCCTCGTTTCCAAATACAATAGGGTGCAGTCTTAAGCAATAATCCATAATCTCGGTCTTTTCCTATAACGAGTATATGATCATCGTCGGCATACGATACGCCAGTAGTATCTGCCTCAAACAGTAAAATCTGTTTGTTGATCAGGCTTATATTTTTGAATGGAATTTGCCATACTTTTAAACCGTCCGTAAAATCGAACTCCATACCTGAGCGACCCCAGAACCGGGCTTGCATGATGGTAGTAAGAACATCCTCCCATGCCGGAGAATCAATCAAATCTACAATCTCCGGAACTTCCTCTCCAGTAGCATTTTGAAACGTGAGCTGTGCGTTGGTAATGGCATCAATACGCTTGCTAACCGCATCGGACATGACTCCATCAATCAATAAATCCTCGTACAGGTCGTACAACAATTTCATGCGGCCAAAGTCGGCGGCTTGTAACGCCGTTCTCCATGTTGAAACATCGGATGTTTTACGAACCGGTGGGCGAATGACTATCTGACTTATAATCAGATTTTCGGGAACTGTGCCTGGAGCTAAGACGGCGGTTATCGGGTCGATATTATTTTTTGCCATGATAAATACAAATTATACGAATTAGAAATGTTGTCCTCGTTTTGGATTTGAACTGAATGTGATTTGCTGTGTACTTGTAGTTTCAGTTGATGGGGCTTTCGCCAGATCAGGCGTAACGTTTCCTTTTTGAACGGCAATAAGCCATGATTTTGCATCGTCGTATCTTTTTGCACGCAGTTTCAAATCGGTATTTACATTGCATATATTTATGAAATGCCAAACGGCTACATCTTTTACAAATACAATAAGCAATGCATTGCGGTCAGATCCTGTTTTGACAAATTCCGAAGCAACGTCAAAAGATGCCAGATAGCTTTTTACCTCAACATAAGCTGCATCAATAGCGGCTTGTAACATTGTGCTGTCGCCATCACTAATGGCTTCAATAGTTTCCGCATTTAAATGCGTGGTTACTTCGTCGGGAGTTATATACATAATAAAGAATTTAAAATTTACAATCTTTGATAAATGATATCAATTCCTTTAATTTCCAACTGTGTCCAGTTTGGATGTGAATTAATGTGTCCCTGCGTATCATAGCATAATACGCTTTGCATTTTCTCCAAATTCATAGAGCGTTTAATCGTACCTTGGTTCTTTAACCACTGAACCTGTTTACGATTAAGTATTCTATATTTTCCGCCCAGAAAATATACATACGTTCTACGACCTTTGCACTTGTTAGTTCCGGCAGCCAAACGTTCGGCTTCCTTCACAGCTTTTCGGTAATGATACAGATTAGCGCGGTATTTCGTACGGGTAATTAAATACCATTTGATAACTTTTAAAATAAGATTTTCCATGTGTGTTATTTGTTAATATCTCTTTGAATTTTCGCGCCGTGTTCCGACTGTATAGCTATTGTCGGAAAGCGTTAATACTTTGTTATTGCAAATAAAAACTGCTCCTTCAATTGCATCCGGTCCGTCGGCAGGTGCTTTCATAGTAGCTGAGAAAAGTTTGAACTGTTCCTCCAGTCGCTGCATATGGGGATTGTCCTTTTCTTTTATATTAAAGACTAATCGACCGGTGCGAACCAGCGGTTCAAGGTTTCCCTCAATACGGCTGAATTTGTCCGGCTTTTTCCGTCCGTCCGGAATAACTCCGATATGGTGATTCCGTTCCTGGCCTTTTCGGAAAAACAGCGGCATAAATACCTGCTCGAAAAATGGGTCTTGCAGCGTATTATTTTCGATATAGTTATATATCTGTGTCCGCTGCTTGGTGTAGTCTTCAATGCCATAAAACCAGTCTACAAATTCATCATTCGTAACCCGGTCAAGAAATCCGGTTATAATGTAGAACTTACCGCCATCGCATCCAACAAGCCAAAGGGCTTTGGTAGAGTTTTTACGGTCTCCTACGTTATTGCTCGGACTTGGATCGGCATACGCCACCAGGAACTTGAACTTATGAATAGGTGGAACATCGCCCCAGGTTAGTTCTTTGAAAATATCGCCTTCAGAAACCGGATTATTGAAACACTCGGCTTGCTGGGCTTTGGTTGACATTTTTGAAAGAACCCGGTCAATCTGTTCCTCTGAGTTCTTGGCTGGCCAACTGCTTTTACCGTCTTTATTGCGAATATTTACAATGTCGTGTTTATCTGCTCGTTTGGCAGCGCGGGTAACGCAACAGTCGCGGGCAATAATGTTTCCAAGTACCAGGAATAAAAGAGGCTTTGAAACCGAACGAGTCATGTATAAGGCGCGTTCAATCCAGTCGAAACGTTTGTCAATGGTATCCTTATTACGGCAATCCTCGTCCGTATCTATATCGGTAATCAGAATAGAATCCGGGCGTAGGTTTTCGTTTTTCTTTCCACGTGGAGACTGTCCGGCTCCGAGTGCCACATAACGAGCTCCACATCGGGTAGTAAAGTTTCCGGCTTCCCAGTTTCCGAATGTACGCTGCTCACCGTAGTAAGCAATAATTCGCTGGTTAGCTTCGTAGTTCAGCATGTAAGGTTTTAGCAAGTCACAGGCAGCATCGTAAGAACTTGAGACGAAGAGGGTAAAAAGTTTTTTACCTGTCAGGTTCAGGTAAAACATCACCATCATGGTAACGGTATCTTTTGCCAATTCACGACTCCAACTGTTCACCTCATACCATTCGTCATGTTCAACAATCCGATTGATGTATTTAATATGAAATGGGGCGAATTCGGCAGTAGCGTAGTTTGGAAAGAAATATTTGCACCATTCCGCCGGACGAGATTCCAGGTACTTTCGGTGCTTTTCGATATCCGCCCCCGATTTGTCGTACTCCAGAGCTGTTCCGGCCATGAGCGCCTTTCGGTATTCGTCCCATTCCTTTAATGCCTGTTTTTCTGCTTGTTTAGCCATTGTTTGTTGGTAGTTGACAGTTTATTATTGTCAGTTACGATTGTTTCAATTCGGTATAAAACCGATTCCATCGTTCGAGAGCTGTAATTACTTCGATTGGCATGTGTGTTGAATTTTAGGTAGTTATTACTTGAAAGAACTTTTTATATACGAGTTAAAGATGTCTGACATCTCTTTCGCTTTTTCATTGTCAACCTTTCGCAACCACTCCAGCAACCGTATAGACACATTAATTACGTCCACAATTCCACACTCAACCTCCAGCGTTTTGAGGTCGGCCACTAACTTCCTTCTGATATTCGATTCATCTTTGGTGGGGAAACGGTAATTCTCATCACGGCTATTGATGAGATTGTCCAACTCGGTAAGTTGGTTGATGGTGGAGCGATAACGTTCGTCGCGGGTCACAGAAATAGCTTTCCGATAATCTTCCCAATTCCCGTCTTTGACCCACTTGCTTATAGTAGGTTCGCTTACATCCGTTTTTTTACTAATCTCTTTTTGGGTAAGTTTATCATATATGAATAGCATTTTAGCATAATCATACAATGCATCCATCTCCTGTTTCGTGCGTTTTTTCTTAGCTTCTGCCATTATATAATGTTTAAATTTCAAGCAAAATAACGGCTTTAAACGCTTATTGAAAAAAAGTACTGCCATTATGGCAGTACTTTTTTGTAGGGATTGAATTATATAGGATTTTTGCATCATTAAACACAGTCGCATCGGCATTTAACCAATTATTAATAGACATTTAAATGAATCCAATCACTTTCATATTACTCGACGGCTCGACTACTACAAAAGATGTATGTGTTTCGGTTGAGGGCGTAGATACAGCGCAGTTCGAGAAAAATCCGGTTATGTTTTACCAACATAATGACTGGAATATGCCGGTAGGAAAATGGGAAAACGTTCGCAAAGAAAACGGTCAGTTATTAGCCGATGCTGTATTTGATACGGAAGACACCGATAAGGATGTACAGCGCATGATTAAAAAGGTGCAGAATGGATTTATCAAAATGGCTTCTTGCGGATTAGTTGACCTGGAATGTTCTGACGATCCAATGCTTTGCAACGATGGAGATTGCTGTATGGTAGTGACTAAATGCCGACTTCGTGAGGCCTCCATTGTAGCCGTTGGCGGAAATCATAATTCAATGGCATTACGATTTTACGACGACAAGGGTATAGAAATAACCTTTGGTAAAAAAGAAAGCGCCGCTCTTAAACTTTCGGATTTTATTGTAAAACCAAAAATAGAAATTATGTCGAAAACTTATTTAAAAACATTGAATCTGGCAGATAATGCAGACGATGTGGCTATTGGCATTGCCGTTGAAAAACTGGCTGCTGATAAGGCTGCTGCTGATGCCAAGGTGTTGCTATTGACCGATCAGGTAAACGCACACGAAACCGAAAAATCCAATGCACGGAAAGCCGAAGCATTGAACTTAGTTGATGCAGCCGTAAAAGATGGCCGTATTGATGCTAAAGGAAAGGAAACCTTTATCAACCTATTTGATAAAGATTTTGATTCTGCCAAAACTTCGTTGGAAGCTATTCCAACCCGTCAAAGTGTGAGAGAACAGCTTGCTACCGGTTCAAAAACCGAACGTGAAACGCTTAATCTTATGGATTGGGACGCGCTGGACAAAGCCGGAAAACTTGCTAAGGTAAAACTTGAATTCAACGACATGTATGTTGAGAAATTCGAGGCAAAATTTGGGAAAAAACCAAATTAATAGGCAGTAACAGTAAGCAGTTTATAGTAAATAGTTTATAGTAAAAAAACAAATAAAATTTTTAAGGTATGAAAAAGATTTTTGCATTAATGTTCAACATGGTTATCGGGCTTGTATTGGCTTCGGTAACAGGGGGCGGTTTGTTGGCCGCAGTGGGTACAGGTGGCGCGCTGTCGCTTATCAGAACCGGTGATAAAGGCTTATCAATGGCCATTCAGAAGGAAATCTGGGAATCGGATATTGTGGAGCAACTTTTTGCTGATAATTCGTTTTTAAATTTCGCGTATAACGCCGATCAATATGTATTGGCAGGAAAAGTAGTTCATATACCAAATGCGGGAGCAGCTCCGGGAGTTGTGACTAACCGAACTGATTTACCGGCTTCAGTTACCCAACGTACTGATGTTGATATTACTTATGCTATCGACGAAATTACTTCTAATCCGGTATTAATTACAAATGCTGAGACTGTGGAACTCGCTTACGATAAACGTAATTCAGTTTTAGCAGATACTAAATCAGCTATCGCAGAGGCGGCAGCATTAAACATATTATTTAAATGGAGTCCAACCGTAGCCGGTCAGATTTTGAGAACTACCGGTACGGCAGTTTTAGCTCACACCGATTCAGCTACCGGAAACCGGAAAGCTTTCTGTGTAGCCGATGTAAAATCAGCACAAAAACTGATGAATAAAAACGGAGTTCCAGGTGCAGATCGTTACCTAATGCTTGATGCTGATATGTACGACCAATTAACCGCTGACTTAACAGCAACTCAATACCGTGATTTCTCTCAGGTAATGGATCCTGCAACCGGAGTAGTTGGTAAACTTTACGGATTCAATATATTGGTTCGTAACGGCGTAATGCGCTATGATAATTCATCAACCCCTGTACCAGTTGCATGGACGACTGCAGGAGCAGCTGCTCATAATGGAGCTGCTATTGCTTGGCAGAAAAACAGCGTAGAACGTGCCTTAGGAACTGTAAGTTTCTTTGAACGTTTGGGAGATCCAACATTCTTTGGCGATATCTATTCTGCACTGGTTCGTTTAGGAGGCCGTATCCGTAGAAATGATGCGAAAGGTGTAATTGCAATTGTTCAAGCTGCTACAACATAATAAACCGTCCGTGTGTGAAAAACCGCTGAAAGCGACCTCCCCTAACCCCTCCAAGGAGGGGGATAAGAGCTAACAAGTAGGCGGTTTTGTTCAAAATTTAAATCATGGCAAAGATAGATTCATTAATACCAATTGAATTTCAGGTTGAAGGCGGAAAAGTGAACAACCCGAATGACAAAGGACACGCCACTAATATGGGCGTTACGCTGGCAACGTGGAAAAGTCAGGGCTATGACAAAGACGGAGATGGTGATATTGATGCTAACGATTTAGCTTTGATTAATCATGCCGATGTAGTCAATATCCTGAAAAAGTATTGGGATAGTTGGCAGGCCGATCAGATCAATAATCAAAGTATTGCCAACTTACTGGTGGATTGGGTGTGGAACTCAGGCGCATGGGGCATTAAAAAACCACAGGAAGCACTCGGACTGCTTCCGGATGGCGTAGTAGGTTCTAAAACGCTCGCAGCAATTAATTCAGGTGATCAGTCGGAACTGTTTAAAAAATTGTGGTTGGCCCGGAAAGCTTTCTTTGACGGCATTTGTAAGAATGATCCCAGTCAGGAAGTATTTCATAAAGGTTGGTTGAACCGCTTAAACTCATTCAAATTTCAAGTATGAAAGTCATAAAAATAGGTATTATCAGTGCAGGTACGCAGTTTTGCGTTGACTATAATTCCGACCAGGCTATTATTTTCAGGAGAGAAAATTTACAACCGATTAACTACTTTTTCTATGTCAGGAAAAGCGGTTATGTAGAGGCTGTTCGCCCACTTGATCAGGTGCGAAATCAGATTGATATTTGCTGGGAGGGCGGCATTGATGAAAGCGGAAGTGCCGCCGATACCCGTACTGAGCAGCAAAAGGAAAGTATTGATCGTGTGGTAAATGAGCTTAAAACGATTTATCCTGACATTACCAAGGTATCGGACAATCCGTTGACCGATATTGATATTTCCGAACCTGAAAACGAGCAAGCTAATGAAGTGGTTACAGATACTATTGAGTAACTCTAATGACGCAGATGAAAAGCGTTTAATTTCGCTTATATCTGTATTGGTTCTGATTATCATAGTAGCAATTAATGCCTTTGGAATTCAGATTGACCACACATTGATTTATATATTTGCCGGATTGGCCGGTGGATCTTCATTACTAACCGTATTAAGTAACTACATAAAATAGCCTGATATGAGCGAGGCATTGACAATTAATTCACAATGGTTTGATACTGTAAGTTTGGTTCTTAACCTAATTTTAGGAGGTGGACTATTTGTGACATTTCTAACACTACGGTCTATCCGTAAAAAGGCAGCTGCCGAGGCAGACGGAACTGTGGCATCGACCGAAAGTACTGAGCTGGATAATGTAACTAAGGCAATAACTATATGGCGCGAAAGTGCTGAAAAAAGTGAGTTAAGGGCACAAGCTGCGGAACAAAGAGCACAGTCTATTTACGACAGTTATACCAAAATGGCTGAGGAAGTCTCACAACTTCGTACTGAGGTTAAGAAGTTAACCCAGACAAACGTAAAAATACTCAAAATTTTAGACTCTATTAATCATGAAAATATTGATCAGAAAAAGCAGGAAGCTAAAGAGGTTTCAGGTATTTAGTGCTTTAGTGGTATTGATGCTGATTGGGTGTAAACCAACTGAACGCATAATTAACCATACTGAATACGTGAATAAAATCCAATTAGACAGTGTTTACTTTAGCAAGCGCGATAGTATTTATGTTGAGAAAAAAGGAGACACTATTCGGATTTCTAAATTTCAAACAATCTATAAAGACCGGATTCATATTCAAAAAGATACAGTAAATAATACGGATACAATTCGAGTTCAAACTTTTCTAAATTCGAAAGAAACTTCAGAAAAAGGAAGCGGGTTTATCCTTGTTATTGTTCTCGCTGCCTTTGCAGTCTTTAAACTGGTGACCTGGTCGCCAATTCAATCAATAATTAAAAAGCTTTTAAAAATCAATTAAAAATAATTAGTATGTCAGAAACAAGAAATTTAGGCGTAGCTTCCATTCAGATTGGGGCTATTGCATCGGATGGAGACGTATCCACCACTTTTGCACCATTAGGGGTGACTTATAAAGAAACGGCTGAATTCACACAAACTCAGGATGCAGACACGGAACATATTTGCGAGGAAGCTGATGAACCATTTGCTATTGTTCCAGGTGTGAAAAAAACAACAATCAAGTTTGCCATTACTGATGTAACTCCGGCTACATTGGTTTCCATTTTAGGAGGTACTGCCACCGGAACTGCTCCGAATGACACATGGACTTCCCCGTCAACCAGCGATATTTTGGAAAAGTCTGTTAAAATTACCCCTAAATCAGGCAAAGTAATTACTCTACCACGTGTAAGCCTGAAAGCTACTATCGACTATAAATTGTCGCGTGCCGGAATCCTGAAAGTAAATATTGAAGGTCGTGTATTGACTCCAACAAAAGCCGGAGTATCAGCAATAAAGATTGGATAATAATTTATTTGTAGAGACGCAAAATTTTGCGTCTCTACATAATAATAACACAATGGATAAACATACAGAACAAGCGGCAGCTCTCGCGCTGCTCGACAGAGGCGCGGCATTTCATATACCGGCGCCTTTTTTATTTCAGCTATTTGGTAAAAAGAAAATACGGATAGTGGTGAGACGCTTGAGGTTAGGTACGTTGCTTTATTTGACGGAACTGCCGACCCCCGTCCCTTTAATGGGGGTTCCAGACGAACTCGCAAAAAAGATAAAAGACACCGGAATAGAACCGATATCGGTTGACCTGAAGACGATACATGAAAATTTAAAACCGGTTTGCCGAATTGTAGCGAGCTGCCTGTTGAATTCACGTTTGAAGATACCGCTTTTAGCAAGGCCGTTCGGCAGATATTTACGGAATAACTTAAATGGAGACCAGATACAGGAACTTATCATGTGGCTATTCGTATATGGGAGAGTAGAGTCTTTTATGAATACTATCAAATTTATCGAGAAGATGGCGATGACCAGTCCGATGAATCTGAGTCCGGGAGTGAAAAGGAGTCTCGGAGCGAAAGCTCCCATAGCCTTTTCGGATTAATATACAGCCTGCAAAAAGAGACCGGTTGGACACATGATTATATCCTATGGGGAGAAAGTTGGTTTAACTTTCAAATGAAATTAGCCGATGCACCAAGGTTAATATCTACCAAGCAAAAAAAAGAAATTGAAAGTGATGAGGAACTGGCGGAATTCTTAATGAACTAAACTGCCCCTAACCTACTAAAGTGGGAAAAAGAAAGAAAATTGAATGTTTTTTTTGAAAAATAAATAAGATAAAGCCGCGCTCTCCGGTTCCCCCTTTAGGGGGTTAGTGGGCAGACCATTATGGAACCTGTAAATATAGATTTTATGCTCGGTGGTAATATTGACCAGGAAGCACCTAAAATTGAAAAAAGTATTGACGATATCGCCAATGCAGGAAAGCGTGCGGTAGAAAGTGCCAGAGCAGCCGTGCAGGAACAAAAGGACGTTATTTTGCAGATTGAAGCCGACATGAAGAATATTGAGGCTAAAATAAGCAAGGCAGCTCCGGGTAATGAAAAAAATCAGCTGATTCAGGAATTAAATTCCGCGAAACAGGCATTAGCAGAAGAAAAAGCAGCACTTGGCGACTATGCTGCAAAAGTAGACGAAACAGCTGAAGCAAATGTTCGCCTTCGTACCCAGGTGATGAATGCAAAACAAGCACTCGACCAAATGGCACAAGCCGGACTGCGAGGAACTGAGGTTTATGCACAGCAACAAGAAATATTAGGCGGACTTCAGCAACGAATGAATGCAGCCAATAAACAGGCTAAAGTATTAGGTGACCCCGAAGGTGGAATGCATGCTGCTACGCAAACTGTAACCGGTATGGCCGGAGCCTTTACAGCCGCTACAGGTGCAATGAGCCTATTCGCAGGCGAAAATGAGGATATGGCTAAAATACAGATGCGCCTGCAGGCTGTAATGGCTATTACCATAGGTTTAACACAGGCCGCCGAAATGCTGAATGAAAACAGCTATTCGCGACTTAAAATTTTAGTTCCAATAAAGGATGCTCTTGCAGCTGCTGAACTTAAAGTGGCGGCGGCAATGGGTATTTCGACCGTTGCAGCCAGGGCTTTAATGGCTACGCTTACAATTGGATTGAGTATAGCTATTACGGCACTTATTGTGCTGTATGAACAGTATAAATCTGCTCAGGAAAAAGTGGCTGAAAGGCAAAAATTATTTATTGAAATTTCTTCTGAAGCAAATAAAGAATTTGCAAAGCAAGCGGTTAATATAGAAGCATTAAGAGCTGTTTTAAACTCAGCGACTGCAAGCTATAAAGATAAAGAAACGGCAATAAGAAAACTAAAAGAACTAATCCCAGACTATAACGCGCAAATTGATAGTCAGGGAAAATTAATCAGGGAAAACACAAAAGCTATTGATGAGTATATTAAAGCATTAAATCGGCAGGCATTAGCTGAAGCTGCAAAAGGAAAGTTATCTGAAATTTATGCTCAGGATTTAGACCTTCAATTGGAAGAAACAAAAAACAAAACAATTAAAGCTCAAAATCAAGCTGCTAATGATGCCGCAGCTTCACGCATTGATTATTCAGGAGATGATGCCGGAGTATATGATAATGCGGCATCAGGAGGCTCTCTTAAGGAGTACGACAACGCGGTAAGTAAATTGAAAGAAATAGCTAAAAAGAGAGCGGATTTAAAAGAAACAATGAACGGCATTAATAAAATAATTAATGAAAATGCAGACGTATTATTGTTTAATGATGATAAGAATAAAAAAGACAAAGCCACTAAAGAGCAATTCGATGCCGCTAAAGCCTTTCAAAAAGAAATCCTGGCCATTCATGATCAAACAGCAAAATTACTGGTTCAGCAACAGGAAGACAGTTTGCAAAAACGCCTGGCTGAAATTGACCTGGAAAAAGACCTCGAAATTCAGAAAATCACTGAAAAAGAAGTTGCCATTATTGATGCCTATAATAAGTCACATAAAGATGATAAAGGGTTTAAAAGCCTGTCTACTAAACCGGAAGATATTAACGCATCAATCAATGCTATTGACCCGGAATTAGCAAAGAAGTTGAATGATGAAATGATAACCCTCGATAACGCTTTTTTAGGAAAGCGAACCGGGGCTTATAAAAAGTGGGGTGATGATATCACCAAACTGGCGGGTGAGAGTGCCGATAAGCGGGTTAAGATTGAATTTGGTTATCAGGCTAAAATTACCGATCTGGAAAATAAAGCTGCCGAACTGGAAAAGCTTGCCGCCGATCCGACAGCATCTCCTGAAGTAAAAGCCTGGGCAACTCAAAAAGCTGCCGAAGCACGTACAGCGTCGGAGGTCATACAACAGGAAAGCGATAACGCTGTAAGTGTTCAAACAGCCAGTTATATAAAAGATACTGAATCATACAAACTGGCTACTGATGAAAAATTACAGATTAGCAAGGAATTAACGCAAAAACTAATTGATGATATAAAGCTAAGAATTAAGGCAGAACAGGAGGAGGGGTCATTAAGCGATGAGGATGCACAAAAATTGTTAGATAAAGTAAATTCCGTTCAGGTAAAGAAATCAGTCAACAAGTCTAATGACCCATTTACTAATGTATTTAATGCGCTAAGTGATCAGTCGAATGCACATACAGCTTTAGATAATGCTAAATCCGACCCAAAAACAACGCTTACGCAATTGGCTGATTTAGAGGATGCCGCCAACAAAGCTGACGAAGCGGTAGGGAAGACTGCATCGACAGCCGTTGCCGGTGTTGGTAGAGTTCTGAATGATGTGATGAATGGCATGGATCAGCTAGGTATACTCGATGACGAAACCAAGAAATCGGCAACTGAAATAATCGGTGTAGTTGATGGTGTATCAAAAATGCTATCCGGAAATCCGCTCGATATGATATCAGGTGGAATTGAAATTATTACAAATCTTTTCGCTCTTTTTGATACTAAAACTAAAAAAGCTGAGAAACAAATAGCGAATGATCAGAAAGCGATTGATGCATTAGCTAAGGCATACAATAAGTTAGAAGAGGCAATCGGAAGTGCATTTAGTACCGATAAGGCACAATTACTCAATCAGGAATATGTTAATTTACAGCAGCAGCAAAAATTAATAGCGAATCAACGAAGAGCTGAGCAATCTAAAAGCCATCCGGATACAAAAGCACTTGATGCATACGATCAGAAGTTGGACGATATATCGCAAAAAGAGATAGCGAATAGAGATGCTCTAATTGAGGCTTTGACCGGCGAAACAGTTATGTCGGCTATTGATGAATTTGCACAGGCTTACGCCGATGCTTTTACTACAGGCGAGGATGCCGCTGCTAAATCTGCTGATGTTGTAAAAAATCTATTTAAAACGGCATTGCTCGAAACCTTAAAAAAAGATTTACAACCAGGTACAACAAAATTAATGAATGATCTTGCCGCATTTATGTCGGATGGGATAATTACGGCTCAGGAACAGGCTATAATTGACTCTGATAAAAAAGCCTTGGATACTCGTGCACAACAGGATCAAAAAATGTACAGTGACCTTGGATTAGTGGATAATTCTACTGCTAAAGGAATTCAGGGTGATGTTCAAAATATGACCGAAGATACAGGTAGCGCATTAGTAGGTCAAATTGTAGCGATGCGATTGAATGTGGCTGAAATTGTAGGTATGTATCAAAACTCAGCTGAAATGATGAGTCAACAAATAGCTATTCAACAACGAATTGCAGACAATACGGAATTCTGTCGAAAGTTGGAAAGAATGGACTCTACAATGGAATATTGGCGTGTAAACGGACTTAAAGTTATATAAAATGATAGGAAAATGGTATTTAAACGGAAGTGACCTATACACCGTATATGGTGCAGCAATTATGAAAGGAAGTTATAATGATCTACTCCTGCCACCTATGCCTCGTAAAAGGTTAGAATATGAGTATACCGACTATGACGGTGTATTGGTTGATATGACAAGTCCTCTTACATTCTCGGCTAAGCGGTTTAAAATGTCATTTGCCCTGAAAGCATCGTCCGATACACAATTTTGGACGCGATATAATGCGCTTTTCGCAGCTCTGGCTGTTCCTGGTTCAGTGACACTTCAAATTACTGATCTGAATAAAACCTTCACTCTTATTTACGAGGGAACTTCAAAGGTGGATAAACTCACAAAAATAGCTGGTGCAACAATAGTTTTTGCTGTTTTTGAAATTGATTTTTTACAACCCCGTCCGTAAAATTTTTATGAATCCTGACGAATTTAAAAAAATATTCCATAATCATCTTGAAGAAGTTGTTAAATTTCAAAAGGAGAAGCTACCAAAGATTATTGGTGTGGAAGCTGTTAACCATTATACACAGTCATTCGTCAATGAAGGATTTGAGGATAAAAATATAAAAAAATGGCATGATGTAAAACGGCGTAATCCGGAAAGCGAGTGGTATGGATTTTCATACGGAAGTAATTCTGCTAATTCGAATAAGCCAAAAAGAAAAAAGGAGGAGATAAATAAAGGTATTACCAATTTTTCGCCGGAAGCAACGAAAAATAAAATATTGACCGGATCAACATCTGAGCTTAAAAATTCCATTCACTACGTAATTAAATCAGATAGAGTGACGGTTGGAACTGATAAGCCTTATGCTGCAGTTCATCAGTTTGGAATGCCGGCTAAGGTATTTGGGAAAGCGGAATTTATAATGAAACCGCGTCCGTTTATTGGGAAATCCGATATATTGAATGATTCGATTAGAGAGAAAATAGAAAATGAACTGAAACGTATTTTAAAATCACAAGAATAAAATGAAAGATTTATATATCGCTCTCATTGAGCCAATAAAAACTATCGGGATTAAATGGATTGACTTTGACAGCGGACAATTAGAATCTATTGAAGATCGTAAACCTCTGAAATATCCATGCGTTTTACTCCGCTTTACCTTTACTTTAAGCGATGTTTCAGAGGATAGCGATCAACGGGAAAAGGCATCAATTACTTTGAGACTTGCTTATGATGCTAATGGTAGTAGAACATCTGCGGATACCCCCGAAATAATTCTTAACCGATCGTTAGAATGGACTATTCAGGCGGATAGTTTATATAACGCTATGCAAGGATTAGAACCGGTAAACTTCGAGCAGTTGGAATGTACCAGCAGATATCAGGAACAACGAACCGATGGATTGGTAGTTTGGAAGATGACATTTACCACAGCAAGATGGCTATTTAAATGATAAAATAATGGGGGCGGAAAACCCCCGGTCATATAGAGACTCTCACCTCTCTATACATAAAATGCGAATACACCGCAAACCCAGGGGCTAAATGTCCATGGCGCGGTGTATTCGCATTTTTAGTTGTGAGAGACTACAAAAGTACGTATTATTAATTATAAAACAAAAAAAGTAAAATGAAAAATTTCAATTAGTCGCCTCTGCCGTTTCAGGGGCAAAAGCGGAGGTTTCAAACCTCCTTTAAAGAGGCATTAAAACAATTCAGTGACGCACCGATGTTTGTTGATTTGTTTGGTGGTAGTGGCTTATTGAGCCATTGGGTAAAACAACAGTTCCCGGACTCAATGGTTATTTACAACGATTTTGATGATTATCATCTACGCATCCGAAATATTGAACGCACGAACGCATTACTGGCTGAGTTTCGTGTTATCCTGGGCGATGCACCGGTTGATAAGGTTATTAATCCGGAAGCGAAGAAATGCATCCTAAAGGCTGTACAACGCGAAGAGAAACTAACCGGTTACATTGATTATGTCACAATCAGTTCAAGCCTGTTATTCAGCATGAATTACGCAATGAGTTATGATGATTTGGCAAAGCAAACCATGTATAACGTTGTCCGGAAAAATGACTACGAACTGTGTGATGATTATCTGGACGGTGTTGATATTGTAAAAATGGATTACAGACAGTTATTTGATAGGTGGAAACATATCACCGGCGTTGTGTTCCTAGTTGACCCGCC